ACTTCGCAAAAATACCAGCAGTTCAGACAAAAAAGTGCTACCCTCTTTTTATGCCTAATCCAGCGACCCCGCTCGAAATCAAACGCCTTACGGGAAACCCCGGTGGACGCAAGCTGCCCGAAGTCTCGGAAACAGTGCCGTTGCAGGGAGGGTACAGAGAACCGCACCAACCTCTTGACTGGGCAGGTCAGTTGCTATGGGACAGAGTTTTCAAGATGGGCAGCTCATGGGTTGCCGAAACAGATGTTGAGCTTTTGCTCATAACTTGCAAGCAGCTAGACAGGCAGATTGAACTTGAGAGTGTCTGGAAGCAAGACCAATCAGACTTTCATGTGATGCGCCAGCTACTCGAACTCGAGAAGGCAATCGTGTCAAATCTTGGGCTACTCGGAATGACTGTTGACAGCAGAGCCAAATTAGGCCTCGCTGAAATCAAAGCGCAGTCTGTTTTTGAGAAGCTCATGTCTGAAAGAGCCTGATGTCTGCCCCGCGTTGGCTAACTCCTGTCACGCAGGATGCAATTGACAGAGGCGATGGCGATTTCTTAATTCGCTTTACTGAGGCGTTTGGAACAATCACCAAAGACTCGGTAGCAGGCAGGTCAGGAGAAAAACTTGTACTTAGAGACTGGCAGAAAGAACTGCTCAAGCAAGTGTTCGCCAGAGACGAGGACGGCGGACTAAAGCACCGCATCGCACTACTCGGGCTTCCCCGTAAATCAGGAAAAAGCGCAATCGGCTCAATCATCGCTGCTTTTGCACTCATGGACATCAAAACGCAAGGTGCTGAGATTTACTCGGTTGCAGCAGACCGCAATCAGGCCCGCATCGTGTTCGAAGACACCAAACGGATGATTCAGGCAACTGAACTCAAAGACCATGTGAAGATTTACCGCGACTCAATCCTTGTACCTGCTACAAACAATGTTTATCGAGTCCTATCTGCCGATGCTCCTCGCCACGAAGGTCTGTCACCGACAATGGTTATCTTTGACGAGCTGCACGCACAGCCAAACCGAAAGCTCTGGGATGTTATGTCGCTAGCACAAGGTGCGCGAGGCAAGCAAGCGATGATGATTGCGATTACGACAGCGGGGGTGAAGACTGACCCTAGCGGACAAGACTCAGTTGCCTACACGAACTACAACTACGGCAAGCGCATCATTTCTGGCGAAATAGATGACCCAAGCTTCTTCATGGCATGGTGGGAAGCGCCAGAAGAGGCAGACCATCGCAAAAGAGAGACTTGGATTGTTGCAAACCCCGGTTTTGATGACATTTGCGCCGCATCTGACTTCGAAAGTGCCGTTTTGAGGACACCAGAAGCCGAATTTAGGACTAAAAGGTGCAATCAGTGGGTTTCTAGCAAGACCGCATGGTTGCCATCGGGTGTTTGGGACAAATTAGCCGCAGAAATCGAGATTTTGCCCGATGAAGACTATGTTTTGGGCTTTGACGGCTCTTATGCCAACGATTCAACGGCTTTATGCGCTGTAACCATCCCAAAAGACGAAAATTTGCCAAAAGTGAAGCTAATCAAGGTCTGGGAGAAGGATTTTGACAAAGATGACGAGTCTTGGAGGGTTTCAATCGAGGAAGTGAAGCAAACAATCCTCGATTATGTGCAGGAATACCCTCAAGTGCGTGAAATTGCCTGTGACCCTTACCGATGGGCTGTCATGATGCAGGAATTAGAGGATTATGGGCTTCCGATTGTCGAATACAAGACAAATCTGCTGAATTTGATGATTCCTGCCACTCAAACAGCCTTTGAAACCATCGTGGAAGAGAGGTTGGTTCATGATGGCAACCCAGTTTTGTCAAGACACTTAGATAACTGTATTGTGAAGAATGACCACAGGGGTCAAAGGGTAACAAAAGAGGCTTCTAACTCAAAAAAGAAGATAGATGCCGCTATCGCGTTCATAATTGCGCTCGATAGGGCTATGGCGAGTAGAATAGATGAAGGTGTGCCTCAATTTTTTGTATAGGCGGTAGATTTTGGGTATTTTAGACAGGATGCTCGGCAGAGAAGAGCGAGCAGTCAGCTTCCAAACCATTTGGGGTGCTGGCGGAGACTTGGAGCTGGGCAACCAGACCGGGACAATCATCAACAACGATACGGCTTTCAAAATCAATGCTGTCTTCTCAGCAGTGTCGCTTATCTCAGACACAATAAGCACTTTGCCCGTAGATGCCTACATTCGTAGAGACGGCGCTCGCTTTGCTTACCGCCCACGACCAGAGTGGGTGACCAAGCCAGATGTGGACACCACGAAGGAGGCCTTCTATGGTTCGGTTATCGTTAGCCTTCTTCTTGACGGCAATGCTTTTATTAGAGTTTTTTCCAACAGTCGTGGAGAAGTTACAAATCTAGTCGTACTGAATCCAACAACAGTTGATGTCAAGCGCAACGGCATTGGCAGGGTTATGTTTCAGGTCGAAGGCGAAGAGAAGCTGCTATCGGCTGAAGAAGTTATTTTCATCCCAGATGTAGTCCGCCCGGGTCAAATACGAGGCATCTCACGAGTTGAGGCACTCAAGGACAACCTAGGCCTAGCAATGGCGCTAGAGAACTATGCAGCACGATTCTTCGGTCAAGGAGCAACTACACAGGGAATTATCGAGTACCAGCACAAGCTCAGCCAAGAGCAGGCAGAGCAGCTTCGTGAAAGCTTCGATGCACGCCACAAGGGTTGGAGGCGCTCGCACCGCACAGGCATCCTGTCAAATGGAGCCAAGTATGTACAGACCTCGGTTGACCCAGAGAAGTCACAGGCACTTGATGCTCGCCGCATGGCAGTTGAGGATGTTGCTAGGGCCTTTAATGTCCCGCCACACCTTCTAGGACTCCCCGGCACGACCTCTTATGCTTCGGTTGAGCAGAACAACCTTGCTTGGGTAACGCACTCGCTCAGGCCTATCGTACAGAAGCTAGAAGGCGCTCTCAGCCCACTTTTGGCACGCTACGCAGGCGGAGAGGCCGCTTTTATCAAGTTCAACCTAGACGGCCTTCTAAGGGCAGACATCAACAGCAGGATGAGTGCTTACAGCACTGGTCTTCAGTCAGGATTCTTGACAATCAACGATGTTCGCCGCCTCGAAGACCTACGACCAATACAGGATGAATCAGCAGACACAGTTCGCGTACCTCTGGCAAATGTCAACATCTCTGCCGCTGAGGTAACAGAGCAGTCTGAGCTGGTAAAGATGGCTTCGGCTCTTGTACAGGTCGGTTACGAACCTTCAGAGGTTCTATCCGCACTTGGCCTGCCAACAATTACGCACACAGGCCTACCGAGCGTACAGCTACAGTCAACGGTACAGATTGACCCAGAAGACCCTAATTCGGAGTATCCAGTTCAGTAATGCTTACCCAGAATGTTTATTCAGTCGGGACGGCAGCTAGTACAGTTGTCGCCCCTACTGTTGATTCTGGGCGCTACATTCTGAAGAACCTTGAGCCATCTGCAACAGTGCTAGGGGATTATTCTCGTTTTGGGGATAGCTACCTAATTGACCAATTTATTACCATAGATGCTGCGGGTACTGCTTTGTTTCTTTTCGAGACTGGCGAATATACATCGCAGTTCGATTACTGGAGTTTTTATTCAACTGTAGAGCAAGTCAAAGGCGATTTGGTAGAAGGCGCAACTATTACTGCGACTGGAACCGCTGTTCCTGCCTACAATATGAATAGAAACTATCCAGAGGACTACGGAGCAACTATCCAGACCGCTACTGCTGTAACTGGTGGAACAGTTATCATCTCGGAAGTGGTGTCTGCCTCCAAAGCTGCTGGCGGGGGTATGACCAGTAACAAAATTTTTACGCTGGAACCAAATACTCGGTACGCATTTAGATTTGTCAATCTAGGCAATCAAACCACTCAGTTACAAGCTCAAATTATCTTTGTTGAAAAACACAATGGCTATAACACAATCTGGCTTGGCACTGTAAATAATTCTTTCGCACTGAGGGGTGGGGAAGAAGTTTCAATGACCCTTAGACCCTATGAAACTATAAATGCAATAGCAGGCACAGATGGTTGCAAACTAGCAGTGATGAGGCAGGACTAATGCCATACTACATAACAGACACAAACTCAGATTGCAGTCGTTGGGCTGTTGAAAAAGAAGACGGCGAAATTATGGGTTGCCACAACACCAAGCAAGAAGCGGTTGACCAGATGGTTGCTATCTCACTAAGCGAAGGCGTTGAACCCGGCGGAGAAAGAAGCGAACAACGCGCCGCGCCCGGGTCTTTAAGGGTCGGAGACTTTGTTTCTTGGAACTCTTCAGGGGGCCGCGCTAGGGGTCAGGTAAAGGAAATTGTAGAAGACGGCACAATCAATGTCCCAGACAGCTCTGTAGAGGTTTCAGGCACGCCAGCAGACCCAGCAGCACTCATTTCTATCTATGAGCAAGTAGAGGGTGGATGGCGCGAGACAGATACTCGCGTGGGACATAAGTTCTCAACCCTTACTAAGATTGAGCCACTTCCTGAAGTTGAAGAAGACGAGGACGAGGAATCTGGTTCTCGTGAAGTTAGAGATGTCAACCTAACCCCGCCAGCCTACATGCGAGCAGCAGCTCGTAGGGGACTGCGCTACTACGAAGAGGGTAAGGGCGGCGATGGGCTGGTTCAAAGGACGATTCGCGAGGCAAGAGCCATGGCAGCTGGCAATGTCTCTGCTGATAAATGGGTTAGGATTCGGGCTTGGATTGCTCGTCATCTTTCTGATTTGGACAGTCCCGCCGCCAATCCTTCTTCAGACGATTTTCCTAGTGCTGGTGTAGTTGCACACCTGCTCTGGGGTTCAGGTGCTTCTAAGGCGGCAGCCAACCGAACCTTGCGCTATGCAGAGGGAGTTGTTGCTAGACTTGAAGAAGAGAACCGAACGCTAATTAGCGTGAAAGGTAAAGAGATGGCAAAGATTGAAACCAGAGTCAGCACTCAGAAGTTTGAGGTGCGCGAAGACGGCAATGGTATGACATTTGAGGGATACGCCGCCGTATTCAATTCACCAAGTCAACCACTGCCCTTCACAGAGAAGATTGCACCGGGGGCTTTCCGCCGCTCACTACGGTCACGCAACGACATCAAGATTCTTTGGAACCACGACACAGGTTCGGTTTTAGGTTCTACTCGTGCAGGCACTCTAACTCTTACCGAAGACAACTACGGACTTAAAGTTCGTGCAACTTTGCCAAACACGCAGCTCGGACGAGACACCGCAGAGCTTGTGAGGCGCGGAGACATTGACTCAATGAGCTTTGGCTTCTCAGTGCCTTCAGGCGGGGATGACTGGAACGCTGACGGCACAGAGCGCACTCTTCGGTCAGTAAGGCTTCACGAAGTTAGCATTGTTGCTTTTCCCGCTTACGAGGCGACCGCAGGCACAGCCACAGTTCGTGGACTTGACAAGATTGCCAAGCGTGCCGAAGTTGATGCCGATGTCCTTGCAGATGCCATGCTCAAAGTAGAGATTGGCGATGACCTGACCACTGAAGAGTCAGAGATACTAAGCAAGGTAATTTCTTCCCTTACACCTGAGCCAGTTGAAGAGGCAGAGGTAGAAACCGAAGGCGAAGAACCAGAGCTAAATCAGGCTATGCTGGAACTAAAGAAAAAGAAGCTTGAACTTTTACTCAAAGGAATCGAATGAATAAGGCAGATGTAAAAAAGGTAATCCTTGAGGTTGCCGGAAACCCAGACTCAGGGGTAGTTGTTCAGTTCGCCGACATGTGGGCTGAAGCTATTGTTGGTCTATCAAAAGGTGAGTACAAGCCAGATGCTCGTGACGGCGATGGAGACGGCAAGGTGCAGGATGGTACAAAATTTGAGAGACCAGCCAAAGAAACCCGCGTAGCTACTCCGAAAGAAACTCGGTAATCATTTAGGGTTTCAACCCCCCTGCTCGCTACGGCACAGGGGGGCTTTCCTTTTAAGTCAAGGGGTACTTTACAAGTAGGATAGTAGTAACGGATGTGAGTCAGCTCTGCCGGGATTTAGCTGAGCGTAAGCGCCGCTAGTAATTGTAAATAACTACTAATAGGAGACTATAAATGTCTGAGTTCATCAAGACTCAGCAAGAACTCCGCGCAAACCTTGTACGCCAGATTCAGGACACCATTGAATCTGCCGAGGAGCGTGGTGGTCTGGATGCTGAGGCTACTGAGAAGATTGACAGAATTGAGGCTGACATCCGCAAGGCGGACGAGGCTATTTCTGTCGCACAGCGTAACGAAGAGCGCATGGCAGAGGCTAGCCTCGCCGCACGCGGTTTCGTGCCTGCAACTGAGGTTCGTGGAGATGACGAGATTCTTCGCCAGATTGCATCTGGTGAGGTTCGCTCCCACAGCTTCGAGAAGCGTACCCTAGTTAGCTCGAACGACACCGTTCCACAGAGCTTCTACGATGAGGTATTCGCCGTTGCTCGTCTAGCAGGCCCAATGCTGGATGTATCACAGGTAATCAACACCTCTACTGGTGAGAACCTAACCATCCCAACCCTAACTGGTTACTCAACTGCAACCATCAAGGCACAGGGAAGCGCAATCGCAGAGTCCGAGCCAACCTTCAGCTCAATCACTCTTGGCGCTCACAAGTACTCATTCCTCGTACCAATCAGCAACGAGCTACTCAACGATGCAGGATTCAACATCTCTGCAACCATCGCTGAGCAGGCTGGTAACGCAATTGGTTACGGTGTCAACACTGGTCTAACCACTGGTACTGGAACCGTAGAGCCAACTGGTGTAGTAACCGCTGCTGGTTCGGGAACAACTGGTGGCACTGGCGTTGCTGGTGCGTTCACCGCTGACAACCTGATTGACCTTCAGTACTCCCTAGACGGCGCAGCTCGCCGCCTACCGGGTGTTGCTTACATGGCTGCTGGTACAACCATCGGTGCAATGAGAAAGCTCAAGGACGATGCAGGCAACTACCTGTACACCGTCAATGTTGGCGCTCCTGACAACTTCGCTGGCTACAGCGTTGTGGAGAACCCAGCTATGGCTGCTGTTGCAACTGGTGCTAAGTCAGTACTGTTCGGTCACCTGCCAAGCTTCAAGGCTCGTGTCGCAGGCGGTATCCAGATTGCTCAGTCCTCGGACTACGCTTTCAACACTGACAGTACCGTATTCCGCGTAACCATGCGCGTTGACGGAAACCTGACCCACGCTGGTCACATCAAGTACTTCAAGGGCGCTGCTTCCTAGTCCTTGAACTAAGCTGAACCCCCCGGTGTTTTGTAGGTTGCATCGGGGGGTTCTTCTATGTAGGCTGAAGGTATGGCAACCTACAAGAAATACACTGGCACAGTCTCGGTCTGGTCAAATTCTTACGATGCTCCCACAGGTTATGGGCAGCAGGTCAAGTATCTGATTGACCGATTGAAAAGAAGCGGCATTGATACCGCGAACATCTCTAACTATGGTTTAGAGGGAA